AATACATTATTAATATACATTTGTAAACTACTTCCGGATTTTTGACAAACAACATGATTCCATGATCCGGTTAATATCAATGATGATGTTACCTGTGTTTTAAACGTAGTGCTCACCGCAGCAGAAAATACCAATTGTTTAGAACCACTTAGTTGTATATTAAATGGATATGTTGGAGATAAACTGCTTGATGCTTTGGCAATAATCAATTCATTATTAGTTCCAATATTGGATGCTGATATAAAAAATGATATAGCATAATCATGATCTCGATCATAGTATCCATTGATACTACTTTTTAAATAGCCATTTCCGGAAAATTTTGCAGAATACCCAACTGGTAATTGTAATCCAGATGTTGTTGGTACACCATTTTTAAATTCAATGTTTGAATACTCAAAATTAATTCTATTAATATCAAAATATTCATTAAATCCTTCATACCATTTTACATTATCTACAATACTACTAGTGTTAAACGCGATATCATATAAATTGCTGTATACATCAGATGCTAAATTCAAAGATGATCCGGTAAATGTAAATGATGCTGGTTTAATACCTTCACCAATTTTTACTTGCGGGATTGATAATATAGATGCCGATTGAAATAAATATTTTTTAGTACGATTTAAATCAGTTGGTCCATAAGTTTTCAAAGGTTCATTTTTCCAACGATAAAATAAATGATTAATAGAAAAATATGTAATAGTCTGTAAACTATCATCTATATTCATAGCATCATTATATGTTAACTCAGTGCCTAGAGCTGGTAATGTATTTATATACTAGTAGCACTTCCAGAAATAAACGACCATGATTTATATACTTGAAACGTATTAACAGATACATCGTTAATATCCACTTTTTTAAAAATAGATGGATATACGCCTTGATAAGTATCTTGTTGATTATTTAATCTAGATTCTGCCATAATCAGTAATAAGCCCCGCTACATTTATTAATAAATATAACAGGGCTTAAATCTATGTATTTTTTTAACTATGTTAGAAATCTAACTTAACACGAATTAATGCTTCTCGTTGGAATGATTTCAATAACGGTTGACTTAATTTAGATACTGCTAATAATTCTTGAGAATCATTGTATAATCCAACGGTTGTAATATATGTTTTTGGATCACCAACAAATGTAGATTGTGCAATTTGACCAACACTTCCCGTTGTATAGGATGGATTATTAGAAAAATTATATTCTGCATTTTTAATTCTAACAAAATAATGTGTACTAGTAATTGTTTCTGAATTACGAGCCTGGAACCCAAATGGATCGCCAGTTGCTGGATTCGTAATTAATGCCGATCCAGATATTGAACGAAATAGTGCAAAATGATTATTACCTTCTGAGCTAGAACCTGTATTTGTTTGGAAATTTAATTGTTGATCTAACATTTTCCCATCTAATACCAAAGTACCATATTGCGGATATGCTAAACCATAATAAACTGGTGCACCCGGATTATGTACTCCTGTATTAATAGATCCAGAAACAATGTTATACACAGAAACGCCACCATTTAAAGTAACAGGCGAGATAGATGAATCATCGATCAATGTAATAACTTGAGATCCAGAGACATTAACACTACCGGTTGCATTTAATGGTCTAGAACCAGAAATTGTTCGTAATGGTAATTCCCAATTGCCGGCATCTAAACTCTCTTTAAATCGATTTCTTTTAAAGTTAACAACATAAATATAATCAGTACTTCCAGAACCTGCAGTTGTAAATCTACTATCAGTCGGACTTAATAATAACTGTTTGTATTGTGAATACACTGCTTTTGATGGCGAATCATTTAATTGACCCTGTGAATCAGATCCACTTCCTAAAGCATGACCAAATGCCAATGAAAATTGCACTGCAGACCCATCCGCTAACGGCGTTTCTTGCAAAACATCAACATAATATGTTCTTTGCGAATTTGTCTGTGTTGATGCTGTAAAAAAAGTTGTTAGACTTGCAAGATTATCACTCCATAATCCACCGGTAACAACTTCTAACTGATTTTGCACAACATCATTTGCCATGTCAAACTTGGTAAATATACGACCGTTCCTAGTTAATAATTGACCTTGTTGCATTTCTGCAACCATTTGGTTAGCTAGTTGTTGTGCTAATACTTGCACTTGCTCATTAACAGCATTTGCAGTAGCAGCTGCAGCATTAGCAACAGTTACACCACCAATTGAACCTTGTTGTACAGGTTGACCAGCCACATCTATCGCAATTCTATTAGTTTGACCATGTCTGGGTTGACGTTTTAATTTTTCAATTAAATTATATGTATTCATAATATCCTATTATTCTATTATAATGTTGCAGTTGTTGCTTGTTTAATAGTTAAATTAATAGTAACACTTCCTCCGGTTTCATTACCAATAATTGTAATCGTCGCAGTTTTGTCACTTAATAATTGCGTTTTAGCTACAACACGGAATTCAAATCCTACAACTGCAACACTTTGTGCATCTTGATTATCCCCAATGAATCTTGGTGTAGTAGGAAGTACTGAATTTTGTAAAGCTCGTGTAACTTGTATATCTGCTACAGTCGAATCTGATAATATCGCAGTATATCCTAAGTTTGCATTACCACCTTGTAAATTACTTGTATTTGGTGCAATTGTCGCACTATCATTTGGAGCTAATAATGTTATCGCAGTATTACCAACAGTTACAATTGGAATATTAGTAGTTTGTTTTGGTAATGTAATTAGTTTGTATTTTAATGCCTGCGTTTCATCCGGTATTGCTTCAGTAATAGGCATATTTTCAATAATTACCCCATAATATGCCGTTCCTAATGGATGATCTGGATTCCATAATGTATAATCAATTTCATCATCGCCAACTGCAAATTGTGTAATATTAAAAGCATTTCCGCCCTGAGCAAGCAATTCTCGACCTTTTAACGTCAAAATTGCATCAACTGTTACACTTGTATTATCTAAATATCCCATATTGTTTTAACCTTATTTTATATAAATATACATATTAGTAATTTTAATGTTAAACTAAAACAAAAGACCCTTGATCCCCTAATGTTTGATAGATTAACTGATTTGGATTAGTAGTACGCCATTCTACGACTGGACCACCATCTACTGTTTGTGTAGAATTAATGTTAAATGCTGGCGATGACATTTTTGCACCTGAATATCGTTGGTTATCAATTCCTTGTGGTAAGTAATCTTGCACCTCAGCTAAACTTCCAGATAATCCATATGTGTATGTTGCATACGTACCAGAACCATATACGCCGGCTCCATATAATGATCCAATTGCATTTTCTGCTACATATGAAACAGTACCAGAAACAAAACGATATTCGGATTTTACACTTGAAATAATAGTAGGACAAAGAGCTTCACTTAACCAATATGGTGTAGATCCTGTAATCCAAGTACTTCCAGATCTTAAAATATATTCATGTGAGTATATTACCCCATCATACTTTTCAGAATTTGAAGCAGTTAAATACATTGTATATTCTGGATCAAACTCTGCAATAACATTTAATACGTTTGCATCCAAACTTCCAGTAAATAATAAACTATCTCCAGATCCGGATGGTACTATATTTTGTAAATTAGCATCATATACTGAATTATAACGTTCAATTTTTGGTAGTATAGAATCTTTATTTCGTTCTAAAAAGTTTGGCTGTATTAATACGCCGGTAAGTTTATCAGCACGGGCTGGTAATAATTGTTCTAGTTGTTTAAAAAATGATAAATCATACAATGAAAATATTTTTATATATGAATTAATGTCATTTCTAGTAGAATATTTTTTCCAATATTCCTGAGCTTTGTGTATTAATTCTGGGTACGCAGTTTCCTCAGTATTACCCGGGTCTCCTATATAATCATCCAACGATATATAACCATATTGAGCTATTATATCTTCATCAATCATTGTCTGTGGAGAAAAATATACTCCTAGTTTTTTACTATCTAATGGTGCTTTATCAAATTGACTTCGTTCCGCTCTAGTTTTTACATCCAATGTTCCAATTAGTTCATTATCTTCTAAACGAATTTTATTATCATCAAACGTACCTGCACCTAAACTAGGAGAATCGTAGTAATATATTTCTTCTATGGAATCGTATGGTGTTGCTATAGTCCATCCAGAAAATGATGCTGATAATGAAGATAATTTAGGTTGTACACCAACTAAAGATCC